GTCAAAATAAATTTGCTAAATTGATGGGTGTTATAGGTGCAGTAACTGGCAACCTTATAGACCTATTAGCAGACTTTGGCGAAAAGATAATATCAGTATTTGAAAACCCAAAACAAGCGATAAGCGATTTTGCTAATTTAATTAAAGAGAACATTACTAACAGATTTGAGGGCTTAGTAGAGTTAATACCAAAATTAGGAGAGGCAATAACATTAGTATTTAAGGGTAAATTTGCTGAGGCTGGTAAAGTTGCAGTTGATGCTGCTGGGAAGGTAACGCTTGGTGTAGAAAATGTAACAGATAAAGTTAAAGATGCCACAGAAGCTACTAAAGATTTTATCAAAGAGCAAGTAAAAGAGGGTAATCAAGCTGCTAAGGTTGCCGATATGAGGGCAAAGGCTGATATAATAGACAGAAATTTAGTCGTTGAAAGAAGTAAGCTACAAAGTAAGATAGCACAACTCAGATTAAAAGCAAGAAAAGAGGATGAATTTTCAGCAGCAGAAAGACGAGAGGCTTTGCTTGAAGCTCAAGAATTAGAGGATACTTTATTAGATAAAGAAACTGAGGCTTTAGAACTTCGTAAAAACGCACAAATATTAGAGAATACTTTTAGTAGAACAGATAAAGCTAACAAGGACAAAGAGGCAGCAGCAATAGCAGCAGTTAATAACCAAATAGCAAGACGAGCAAACGTAGCAAGACAACTACAAAGGGAGTTAAATACTATATCTGCCCAACAAAGAGCCGAACAGACAAAAGCTGATAACGAGGCTAAGGCAGCAGCTAAAGAGAAAGCAGATGCTTTAGAAGCGATTAGACAAGCTGAAATAGTTAGCATAGAGGATAAGAGGAAAGAGGAGCTAAGGGCTGAGAAAGAGAAATATAAAGAGCTAATAGAACAAGCTAATAAGTATGGTAAAGATACTGCTGATTTAAAGGTTGCTCAAGAAACAAGACTAAAAGAGATACAAGATAAATTTGATAAAGAGGATGCAGACGCAGCACTTGAAAAGCAAGAGAAAAAAATATCTGAATTACAATACGAGCAAGAGAAAGACGAGGAACAATTTGAGCTAAGAAGAGAGGAGCTTAAAAGAAGGGAAGCTCTATTATTAGAAGATAAAACCTTAACAGACGAACAACGTATAGAATTAGAAAACCAATTTAAAGCTGAGTCTATAAAGATTGATAATGAAGAGGCAGCAAGTAAAGCTCAAAACCTACAAGCTCGTTTACAATTAGCTGGAGAGGTTTTAGGGTCATTATCTGCTCTTACTACTGCATTTGCTAAAGATGACGAAGAGAGCCAAAAGAGAGCGTTTAAAATTAACAAGGCTATATCTATCGGACAAGCAGTTATATCTACTGCACAAGGTATAATGGCACAATTATCAGTACCTCAAGACGCTTTGACTGGTGCTAACTTTGTTAAGGCTGGGATAGTTGCTGCTACTGGTGCAGCTCAGATAGCTACAATATCTAAAACTCAGTTTAAAAGTCCGTCAGCCACTAAGCCAACTACTCCATCTCCACCAGCTTTAGGAGGGAATGGAAACGTAGGTACTCAGCCCAGAGGGTTTACAAGCCCAATAATCGAAACTGATATACCGACTACAAAAGTTATAGTTACTGAAACAGATATTAGAAACGTATCTCGTAACGTAGATGGCGTTTATAGTAGGGCGACAGTAGTGCAATAAAAAAAATATTTTGTAATTAAATAATTGTGTATATATTTGTAGTACAATAAACAAACACAATAACAAAATGAGCATTACAGAAAAAAATTATTTAGAAAAGTTTGAGGATTTTTTAGGTGAACGCGATGTCTTTCTACAAGTAGTATTAAATAGCAAAGAGGATTTTTTGGGTAATAGAACCCATAGCGAGGTTTTTGTATATCACCAGAACACGTTTTATGGTAGCTATACATCAGAATTTAAAAACTGTAGAGCTTTGTTTAGAGAGTTTAAAGAAAGAGTTAACATTGATTTAGATTTAAAAGGTGACATAGATTATAATTATGGGACAATTTATCCTACTATCTTTATTGAACACGAGGGAGAACTATTTGTAAAATTTAACCAATTATTTTAATATCAAAATGAACAACACTGAGAAAATAGAAACAGAACTTTCATTTGCTTTAAGTAAAATCAATAACATTGAATATAACGTAAAAGAGGGTATTATAACAGATACGCAATTAATTGTATGTTTAAAATACTTGAGAGAAAGTATAAAATGTGCTAAAAATTTTAACGAAGAGAAATGATAAATACCAAAAACCTAAAACAAACAAACCCTTGCAGAAATGTAAGGGTTTTTTTTTGGACAAATAGTGGACTATATATAAAAAGGACTATATACTGCAATTTCCTATTTTTAGCTTGTAGGGTATATATAAGTAGATGGACTTACCTTTTATCGAATTTAAACTTACTGACGAGGTCGAAGGACTTCAAGCGATAGCTTTAGTAGATAGACCAGCAATAGGGCTAAACTACCAAGCATTTGCTCCACATAAATTTGAGGTAATTAACGAGGATAAGCGTATTGTAATGGGAGCTGCTATGATTCCAGACTTACCTATTTACAGAAGAGACGAGAGAGGCGAATATTACGCTATCTTTAAAAAAGAAACAATCAAAGCACTTGTACAAAAGCTATTCAAAGAGAATAAGCATAACGTATTTAACGAAGAGCATAACGCTTTTAAGATACTTGATGATGTATATATCTATCAATCCTTTATAACTGATGCAGAGTTAGGCATTTCAGCTCCCTCTGGTTTTGAGAATGTAGCAGACGGAACTTGGTTTATCGCTGCTAAAGTAGAGAATGACGAGGCTTGGGCAAAGGTTAAAGAGGAAGGTATTTTAAAAGGGTTTAGCGTTGAGGGTGTATTTGACTTAGAGCCGTATAAATTTAAAAAGATGAATAAATTAAACTTAGAGAGTGTTATAAGCACTTTAAAATCTGTATTTTCAGATGCTGAGGTAGAAGAGACTACGGAGGATAACTTCGCAGAAGCTACTTTGGTTGACGGAACTATTGTAAAATGGGAAGGCGAATTAGCTGACGGAACTGCTTTAGTAGTGGTTATGCCAGAGGGCGAAGTTGCTGCTCCAGATGGTATTCACGAATTATCAGATGGTACTTTAATTGAAACTGCTGGAGGATTAGTAGTTAATATTGAGGCTGCTGCTGGGCAAGAAAAAGAAGAGGAAGAGGGAGAAATGTATGACAATGAGTTTAACTCAGAAATGCTTAACGACCTTATTGAAAAAGCTATGGCAAAATATGCTGAGGCTTTTACTGCTTCTTTAGACCTTGTTAAGTCTGAGAATGAAAGCCTTAAAGCTGAATTAGCTGAGGTTAAGAATGCTAAAGAAGAGTTAAAAAATGAGTTTTCTGCTACACTCAACAAAGTAGGAGAGAATTTAGAAGAGATTGTTAAGGCTGAGCCATCAACGTCTTCTAAGCCACAAGAATTTAAAGCACTTACCAGAGCTGAGAGAGCTGCTCAAATGGGTGCAATTATAAGAGCAAATAAATAAATAACAAATAATATGAGTTTTGATGTATCAACGTTAACGGACTACGTTAACGAACAATCGACAGACCTAATCTCAAGACTATACTTTGAGAAGACGTCAAGCGACTACTTCACGCTACAATCTGGAGTAAAGAAAACTGATGCTTTGCATCTATTAGCGGTATCTGCAATTCCACAAGATGGTTCATCTTGTGCAGTTAGTGCTTCTGGCGACGTAGATTTTACTGACAGAAACTTAACTGTTGGACAAATCACTTACTTTAGTGGATTTTGTATGAAAGACCTTATCCCTAAGTACACTCAAATTTTATTGAGAGCTGGAAACGGAGAGACTGAAGAGATGGCTTTCGAAGCTGAGGTTGCTGAATCTGTAATTAAAACAATTATGGAGCATAACGAGGTTGCTGACTGGCAAGGAGATACTATTGGAACGAATACTAACGTATATACTAATAAGTATGATGGTCTAATCAAAATAATAGACGATGCTACTACTGCCGTAGATGGTAATACTTCTTCTGCTACTGCAATTACTGCTGGTGCTTCTGGTAACGTTGACGGATTGATTACTGACATCTGTAATGCACGTCCAGCAAAAGTTAAGTCTGCTGCTAACCAAGTGTTGTTCGTAGGTCAAGATACTTTCGATAAGTATGTAGATACTTTGAACGCTAAAAACCTATACCACGTAAACGCTACTGATTGGGCTAACTACGAGACTTCAATCGCTGGTAAAAACGTTCAGTTAGTAGGTGTTGCTGGATTAGACGGAACTAACAGAATGTT